GTGACGGTGCCGTAGAAGTCCGAGCGGACCATCTTCTTGCCGTACCGGGTCATCACGCCCTTCCGGGGAGTGAAGTCCTCGGGAGCGAAGATGGTCGGAGTCACGATGAGGGGGACGTACGGGGAGTACACGTAACCCGTCTCGAGGTAGCTGCCGCCCTTGTAGCCGACGAGGATCCTGTTCCGGGGGAAGTAGGGGTCCTTGTAGACCGTGAACCGGTTCGACAGGCTGCCGATCGCCTCTGCACCGATGGTGAAGGGGCTGCCGATCTGGCCTTCGCCGTCGATCGAGAACTTCGGCTTGTAGAGCACTGAGCTCTCCAAGATGGTCGAGACGTCCGGAGACGTGACCATGAAGTTCGCCGACCCGCGGAGGGTCTTGCGGTGGATGGTGTTCGCGCAGTCGATGATCGTCTCGACCAACGTCTCGTACCACTCGCGGACCGTACCAGTGAACTGGGGGCCGATCGAGAGGGACGTGTTGCGTGACAGGGACGCCCGTCAGCTTGTTGATGAACTTGCCTGGAGCGCGGCTCCAGTACATGTTCGCGCCGTTGGCCTCGGTCACGAGATCGTTCAGAATCTCGCGGTCGATCTCGAGAGCAATCTGCTCCGAGAGGATGCTCGTCAGCTCGACCTCAGCGTCCATCGAGTGGTACGCATTGAGGTCCTGTGCGAGCTCGGGCGACCAGCGAGCGCGGAGCTTGCGGGTCGTGGCCGTGATCGAGATGGACTCGATCTTGATGTCGATCTCAGGGATCGCGGGGCTCGGGGTGACCGAGAAGTCCGACTCGAAGGACGGAATCGTCAGGGTCGCGCCGGTGCTGTCGCCAGGGACCAGACCGTCTGCCAGCGCCATCGAGACGACGTTTACCGCGCCGCCGGTGGAAAGGCTGGGGGTCGCGCCGCCCGGAGTGAGCCGGACGACCATCTGGATCTGCTGGCCGTTGAAGCTGTCAGGCGTGAAGACGCCGCCGCTCAGCGTACCGCGCTTGTTGAGGCGCCGCAGGTTCAGCGGGTTGCCCGACTGGTAGGTCGTGGTCCACTGCACTGCACCGTTGTTCGCGCCGAAGGCGAAGACTGCGATCTGCTCGACCGCGAAGAAGTCACCGTTCGGGATCGCGGCGTGGAGCGCTGCGGTATCGAAGTGGACGAACGCGACGTTCAGGAGGCCCGACTGCAGGTCGACGTCGATCTGCGGGTCGAAGTTCAGGAGCCGGGCGTTGGTGCCCGTGAAGTCCGTGTAGGCCGCGACAGTGTAGCCCGGGAGGAACGTTCCGTTGGGGCCTGAGAAGGCACCGACTTCGAGGTTCGATCCAGAGACCGTGACGCTGCCCGAGTGCACCTTGGTGTACCCGATGTTGACCAGGTCGTACATACCACCCGTGGCGAGCGATCCTGACTGGATGCCCTTGCCCGTGGGGTTGTTGTAGATGGACTGGCCGGACTGGTACGTCTCAAACGTGGCGGTCGGCGACAGGTCGATGCCTGCGTTACCGCCGACGTTGCTGCCGTAGGTGTAGTCCAGGTAGAAGATGAGGCCCGAGGGGAGCGACATCGGCTGGATCGAGACGAGCTCGTTGGCAACGAGGCCACCGAAGACACGCCGAACGATCGGGAAGGCGATGTTCGAGAAACCCTGGATCTGCCCGCTGGAGGCAACGTTGGCGCCACCGGTCGACAGGGAGTTCGCCTCCTTGAGGACCTGAGCTGCCTGGTTCTCCAGGAGCTGTGCCATCGTTTCGCGCTTGACACCGTCAAGTCCACGAAGCAGGCCGGTGCGGCTCCACTTCTCGACCAAACGTGCCCGCTCTGCACCGACGTGGCGATCCTTGATGCCAGCGGCGAGTTGTTCCATTGTGAAGAACTTCATGTGAGTTTCCTTGCTCTCTTGTAAGTAGTCGGAAAAACCGAATCCTGCATCACCGCTTGGTGATACCTGCGAGCTTCGCCCACCGCTCGGCCTCGTAGCCCTCATTGAGGTTCTGCGAGGTAGCAGCCGGACGAGTCGTCCTCGAACCAGATCTAGGACCTGGCGTC